CTTCTCGATCCGACTAATTTCGATACGTCATTCGGACGTTTGGTTGGTCAGTGGGAGTCTTGATTGACTCCTACTAATCTCCAGAAGTCTCGACGGCGACAAATGAGGTTCGTAAGATCCTCAGTTGCTTTAGGTACAGCTGGCGGTATCACCGTCATCCTGTATCTAATCATCCAAATTAGCGAGGCTTTGATCACTTTGTTGAAGTGATTGTTGCCTTGGATCACACATGGACTGGAATACACACCTCATGGAGGCATGTATGAAAAGTCCAGTTGAACTCCTGTCGTGCCTGTTTGAAGATTTCAAAAGGCACGACCCGAGTGTGAAGGGTCTCGATCGTGATATCATCACGATCGAGCGTCGGTTCGAACACGAGGGTTACAGCTTCTTAACCGTAACTCTTTCATCCTTATGCGATGCCCTTGACAGGGGCCTAGCTTCCGGATGTTTTGCCTGCCCACGCGCCTTTCGAAGGGTGCGGGGGGGAACAATCCCTGCATTGCTACAGGGTATGTTCTGCAAAGTGTTCGATACTATTACGGGCCGTATCTTGGACATGCCTAGCGTACACACTGTGAAGTGTCTGCGCGAGGCTTTACGAATGTTCAAGAAGATGAAACTATCAGATGACCGCAATAACCAGTTGGTTAGGGCGGCCTTCATGAAGTTCATCGGGGCAGAGGAGCGACTCTTTGGGATTCAGTTTCCAAAGAGGCGTCTTCCCTTGCTTAAAGCTGTCGCACGTCTCGTTCTTCCTAACTTGGATTGTATAAGTTTTGAAGAACTTGAGGTACGACACGGCCCTGGCGGCGTTGCTGAAGGAGTAAAGACTAACCAGAAATGGGAAGTCCTTCGAGAGGCTGTTGATACACATCAGCATCTCGCTGCTCGCTATCATCTGCTTCCTGAGTGGGAATGTTTCCCGCTCAGGTCAGAGAAGATATCATTTGATGATATTATCTTTGATGCAGATGAAGCGAACGGTCTCCTTCCAGAGCGTACCCCGAGCGAGTCAGCGAAGCTTTATTTCGTTCCTAAGGACTCATCGTCTTTGCGAACGATAACGGCTGAGCCCTGTTTGAATATGTTTATTCAACAGGGTTTGAATACGCACTTACGAAAGAACATTTCGAAGTGTGGTATTCTCAGTCGTAGCTTAGCTCTCACCGACCAAAGCAAAAATCAAACACTTGCTCTGGAAGGCTCTCGTACTGGCGAATGGGCAACCCTCGATCTTTCGATGGCCAGTGACCTTCTTTCACTACACTTAGTGAAGGAAGTTTTCTGGGCGAGGCCGAAGTTTTTAACTTCTGCTCTCGAGTGCCGTACGACTCAGGTGGAATATAACGGAAGTTATATTACACTTAAGAAGTTCGCCGGTATGGGTAATGCCCTAACATTTCCTGTCCAATCCGTCACATTCGCTTTGTTGGCGATATGCGCGGTGATGGAACAAGAAGGTATTAGACCTTCTTACAGGAATGCAAAGGCTATCGCTCGAAACGTAACAGTATACGGTGATGATATCATCGTACCTGTACGTTATGCACACTCAGTCATTGACTGGATCAACTCTTTTGGTCTAATTGTCAACCAAAAGAAATCTTTTACGGAAGGAAACTTCCGAGAAAGTTGTGGTGTCGATGCCTACAAGGGATACGAAGTATCGCCTGTGTATCTTCATCACGATCCAGTTGTTTCCTCAAGTAACCCTGAGCAGATCGCGAGTCTTGTTAGCTCCTCAAACCAACTTTGGTTTAAGGGTCTTTACAGGGCTGCTCTCTGCATACAGACGTCTGTTATGCTCTATGTGGGCATAACGGCCGCTCCGATGCATAGTTCTGCTCTTGGTTGGAATAGCCGCGTTGAGTCTATTGTCGGCTTAAGTGTCGACAAGAATGTCCAACGGCAGGTTTTTCCTGCTTATGTCGTTACTCCGTTAGAACGGAATGACAACATTGATGGCTATGCCGCGTTGTGGGCATCCCTTGCCAAGCTTGATCGAATGAAGAATCTCGATCAAGTGAGGACCAAGGAGTACCTTAAACGCACGGTTCTTCGCTTCAAAACAAAGTTGCGAAGGAGGAGGGTTCCTATCTAGTCGATAGGGCGCTATGCTTGCATAGCACAGCAGAGGG